TGACACTTCGACTGTATTAAGTTTAGTTACTGGCGACTGGGGCAGTTTGAATGATGTAAATGTTACAGGACAAGCCACAAATACACTAAATAAATTTAACGGTACAGCTTATGTTCCTGCACTTACAACAGAAGACGGAAGTGGTAATATGACCGTAACTGGAACAGTTACAGCTACAAGCATTCAAGGTGATGCAAGAGACGATATAATTGAACTAAGCACTGCACTTGCAATAGCACTAGGATTTTAAAATATGGCACAGGTTTTTAAAAGATATACAGGTAATGGCACAACTACAGGGGGATTAATTTATACAGTACCTGCTACTACAACAGGTATAATTATTGGTTTAACTATAGCTAATACTTCAGCAAACCAAATTACAGTGAGTGCGCAACTTAACTCTGTTTATATTGTAAAAGACGCTCCGCTGCCTTCCGGAAGTACAATTAGTGTGTTAGACGGCAGAGTTGTAGCTGAAACTGGAGATACTATAACTGTAACTGCTAGTGCTAACAGTGTATCTGATGTCATAGTAAGTGTGTTAGAACAATCATAGGATATTAAATGGCAACTTATATAGGTCAAAATTTAACACAAGGTAGTCGTCAAAGAGTAAGTTATACTGCAACAGCTAACCAAACCACATTTAGTGCGGGATATGCGCCTGGTTTTGTTGATGTATATCAAAATGGTTTGCTATTACCTACAAGTGAATATACTGCGACGGATGGTAGCACTGTTGTCTTGAATACTGGAGCAGCGCTTAATGACGAAATAGAAATAATAGGTCAATTTTTATTCGCAGTAGAAGATACCGTGTCGTCTTCGTCCGGCGGAACATTTAGTGGTGCACTTACTATTGACAGTAATCTTACCGTAAGCGGCTATCTAGCTGGTCCTGCGACTTTTACAATTGATCCTGCCGTCGTTGGCGACAATACCGGCACTGTAGTAATAGCTGGTAATTTACAAGTTGATGGCACAACCACTACAATAAATTCTACAACATTAGAGGTTGATGATCTTAATATTACTGTAGCAAGTGGTGCTGCCAATTCTGCTGCTGCCAACGGAGCGGGACTTACAGTTGACGGTGCAGGTGCTACTCTTACATATGCAAGTGCGGGCGATAATTGGAACTTTAATAAAGATCTTGATGTAAACGGTACTATTACTGCTGATCTAATTGCGCTAGACGCTGCTACAACCGAGGCGCGGTATATGAAAGTAGGCGGCGGCCGGACTGGCGATGGCGATAGTTACATTGATCTAATCTCCAATAGTACATATTCTGACTACAGCGCTCGTTTTGTACGTTGGGCAGGAGTCAACCAAGAAACTCAAATTCTTCATCGTGGTACTGGCAGCTTGACTTTAAGGACTGATGATGCAGGCGACATTAGATTGGACACTAACAACACTGAGAGAATGCGAATTAAATCTGATGGCAAGGTTGGTATTAATACCAGCGCCCCGGAGACCTTCTTTCATGTAGACGACAAAGATGGCACTGGACCAACAGTTATCTTTGAAGGTGGCGGTACAAACACTGACACCCCAGCTGCTGGCGAACAAACCTTATTTCTAAAGACTGGCAGTGGCACAGGCGACTTGTCTACAGGTATTGGTTTTTGGGGTACATTTGAAAGTTTTCCCGGTGACACTGGCAATAGGCGTGCAGCTGACATCCGTGCAGGTTTCGACGGCGGAACATGGGGCAACGAGTATATATCGTTCAACGTTGGTGTAGGATCTGGATCAAGTAACGACGCAGCAGCAATGACAGACGAGCGTTTAAGGATTACCAACACTGCGGTAACTGCAACTGTTGACATAGAGGATTCAGTTAGTAATGTAAGAACACCTCGTAGGATAGCTATATCTACTACAGGTCAAACTATTTCTGATGAAGGTGTTTACTATCTTAACCCGCCGGCGAGTTCTAATATTATTTTGGGCGCACCTGCAGCTGGTGCAGTAATGACGCTGTATAATAATACTGGAAATACTATTTCGCTAGAAGATGGAAACACAATAACTCATCTCCGAAAGGCTGCTGATAATAATACTACTCACAACGCTACACTTACGCTTGGTGCATACTCAACAACTACTATTACAATGTTTAGTAGTATACATGCTATAGTATCAGGAACGGACGTTTCCTAATGAGTTCAATTCTTCTTGCTGCTACTAATGTATTCGGAAGCCCTGTCACAGCATTCACGCACGTGGGTGCTTCTTACGAGCGATCGACCAGTAACACAACGACAAAAACGTTTACAGTTCCAGCAGGTGCACAAGCTGGTGATTTGCTGATTGCCACTAGTTTCATGGACGGAGATAACAACATTCCCAATGAGGCTTCGCAGCTTGGTGGGGCGCAGGGTGAATATACCAGCTCTGATCCACTTACAGGATGGAGCTTCGTAGGAGCAAATACAAGTGGAACTGAATATCCTGAAGGTGTTTCGTGGTACAGGGTTTGGGATGGTGTTACGTCTTCATGGACAGTGACGTGGAACACTACTGATACGTCAGCAGGTGTTATGGTAGCATTTAGACCAGACAACCCAATCACATCTCTCTCGTCAGCAAATTTCCAAGAGTCTGATGGTCCATCTTCTTTATCTGATACAATCAGCACCACATCGCCTACCAATGCAGCAGGCGGTAGAATCTACATGTACTTCTTGACTGGACGACCCGGTGGCAGCATTCAGAATCCCACGCCTACCTTTACCCCAAACACTGGTTGGACACATGTGGATGGCGAGCCTCTAGCAACAGAGGACTACATGGACTATGCTTACAAATTAGCATCAGCTGGTGATGCATTTGTATCAACAACTATCTCTACCACTGATGCAGGTCGACAGGCTCAACATTTCTTTATCGTTAACGCAGAATAGATACTAACCTTACGCTTGCGATTCACTCCAAGTTATTCTAGCACTGCTCTTAAACGGATTATCTGCACCAATACCGCCTGTATCAACCACTTGAACAGCAACAGTTAGAATGTCAGGACCGTTAGGATATACTTCATTACCGCCTAATATTGCATTACCTAGATCAATAATGTCATCTAGCTTAAAGTCACTTGTAGCACTTAATCTTGCACCAGTATTATCTGTTGCACCACCTGATGCTCTAAAGCTAAAGATTTCTGTACCTCCAGTTACAATATCACCACCGTCGTGCTTAATAAGCTGACTCAAACTAGGTGTAGCAACATTTTCCCAACTTACGTTACTTAGGTCACCGTTAAGGATTAGCTTTACTTCGCAATCGTGTGTAAGTATAAGACCTACTTCGTTCAGTTTAAGTTGCATACGATTAATAATATCTCTTTCACCTAGATTACCGGTTAAGCTACCGTCAACACTCGGAGCTAGTCTTAGGGATACTAGAGGAATAGTATCAGTACCAAGGTTAACACTGTCGTCGGAGCCGCCGCCTCCTGCTGGTACACCTAGGTTAACTGCCTCTGCATTTGAAGCACTAGGATACACAGCTGGTTGATTTCTACTAGTCTGTACATAAATGTATACATAGAAAGTTGAACCACTGTATGAGGTGTAACTAACTTCTTCGCCGTTAAGCGATCCGTCTGCTGTATATAATTTTAATCCACTATAGAATTTAGATGCATCATTTGAATTGAATGGTATTCTCACATACCAATCATATTGTCTTCTACTCCAATTATAGAAACCTTGCAATGACGATGCACCAGTTGTAGTTACAGCACTGGTTTCACCGTTTGTAAATGATAAGCTTTTACTTGGTGCAGTAAACAAATAAGCTTTGTCATCATCAAATGTACCGTCCATAATTACAGAGGTACCCCAGTGGAACAGCGTCGGAGCATAAGTTGGATTGTCGTCGTTTTCGATTTCATACTTTGCGGGTATGTTACCTGATCTCATATAAGCTTCGTCTAGTCTATTGTTATGAATAAATTGATGACAATATCTAATTTGACCTGTGCGTTCTTTAAATCCAAATCTTATTTTACCTGCACCATACCATGAATAGTCCATATATGCCATTTGAATTTTATTTAGGTTCAACACAAATCCAGTAGGCCCAGTACCGTCACACCTATCGATATTCCAATTTTCTTGAGGTACTTTGACATCTTCTGTTTTTGTTACAATTACACCTTCGGTGCTTATTCCCCTAAAACCAGGCTGTACATAAAGCTGCGTATTGGAATCTATTCTAACAACTTTATAACTTTGTCCACGTAATACAATTCGATCTCCGGCAGTTAATTGTCCTAAAAAGCTTGTGCCGTTACCAGTTACCAAACCACTGTTATTCACTACTTGGACAGTGCCACTTAATTGTGTTGTGCTACTACGTCTAACGCAATTTAAAGTACTACCGTCATATTCAAAAAAGAATCCATTTTGGAAATCAAACATGCCAGCTCTTGTAAATGCGCCAGAGTATCCATCAAGATTATACTTTATTATACCTCCCGGTGCTGACGAAACTGGTGTACCTGAAAGACTATACCTAAATTGGAAATCGTCAATTATAGAAACTACTTCTCTAGTTCCATTATATACAGGATCAGATGCATTTCTTACTTCTATGTCTTGTCCAACATTTAATCTGTGTGGATATTTGGTTTTTGCTAATCCTTGGTTGCTAGGATAATCAAGTATCTGTATCATGCCTATCATTACTGCATGGTTACCACAGGCGTAATATAGATTATCCGGAGCATTGCTAGGCACAACAAAGGTCACAGTGCCAACTTCTGTCCTAGAACCTGTGACTCCTGATGTATACTCATCTACATAACTGCCGCTTACGTAGTTAGTACCATCGTCTGTGGTAAAATAAAATGGGTGTCCAGTAGCATTAATATTAAAAGTATAGGTAGCACCCCTGTAAAGTGTAAGTGCTGGATTATCACCTAATGCTGTCTCAGCGATATTCCAACCTACATTGCCGTTATTAGTTACTGTGTAAGTTTCATTAGTAGGCGAAAGCCCAGATACTGCTGACAGAGATTCTAATGTTACAGGTGGGTTAAAGTTAATAGCAAGAGATGTTTGAATGCCTTTACCAGACTGGTATCTAAAATACTTTCTAGTCTGTCTACATATATGCGAGTAAGGTGCAGTACCGGCTGCAATTTCTACACCACCATCAAATGGTCTGTGCACAGAATATCCATCTGGTCTTGCATATACTTTTGATCCTACAAAATATTTTGAAGCAGTAGTGCTAAAGGTGGGTGCTGTATCTACTGTTAGCGTTGTATCATCTGCTACAGCAGTAACTTTAAATGTTTCCAATGATCCTGGAGTTGCATTGTCGTCTTTTAAGAATATAGTGTCACCAGCTTTGAAATATCTTTTGAATAAGCTTGTGTTACCTTCGATTTTTGTAGATCCAGAAGTAACGTCTACTGTGCCTTCAGCTTCCACAATACCAGCTAAACTTTGTGTAATGAAACTATGGCTGGTTCCTACGCCGGCAGTTAAAGATATAATATTCGTTCCATTCACTGCATCATCTTCCGTAGCTGCTAATCTAAAATGCTCATCATCAACTACGTTTACGTAGTATACACTTGCGTCAGTCAAACCTGATATATCAGTGCCGCCGTTGTTACTGTATGTAACTTGTGTGCCGTTCAAGAAAGAATGTGTTCCACTGCTTTCTACTTTCAGAGTGTCTGTACCAACTATTCCATTTGCTGCATCTACTAATACAGTTTGTCCTTCTACTTGAGTATTAGAAGTAAAACTAAACGTGTCATCTGTTGCGCTTGCAGCAGTGTATGAACCATCAATTACTCCTAAAACACCTTGTGTTTTGAAACTTAATGGCTGCGTGCCATTGTTTGTAATATCAACTTCTATGTCATTTGCTGTGGATTTCAAGCTGATTCTGTCATTATTAATAACATTAACTTTATATGTGGTTGCTCCTGTTAACGCAGGATATACAAAGTTAGCATCAAATTCGTCAATTATGTGATGCACCATGTTTTGAAGATCAGTGTTGTTCCCCCAAGTTTCCGCAGAGTCTAACATAAAGAATAAGCCTAATTCTAAATCGTCTTTTTGTCGATAAGAATTGCTATTTGTATCTTGTCCATACCAGTAAGAGCTGTTATTTGTTGTTCTTGCGACATAAGAATTTGTAGTTGCTGTAGCCCAGTCTGAATAGTTTTTAAGTACAATACGAAGATATACTGTACTCGGTGAACTGGTTCTAGTATAACAGAAACCATACCATGCAAATCTATAATCATTACCACTTGCTACAACAGTCCGTTGTTGATTTGTTAGATTATTATTACCTCGCATACTACCGCCAGTAAATTGGCCGCCATCTCTAAAATATGCATACCAGTTTTCTGATGAACTAGTTCTATTGGATCCAGCTACCCAAAGATACTTGTCCATAGTAGTGTTAGCAGACCAGTCGCTAGCACAGATTGCAAAAGTTCTGCCGTTAACATTTAAAGTTGTATTACTTAACAAATTATAAGGCTGTGTTGAGCTCAGATTACTAAGATAAAAATTACTAGACGGAATGTTTACTTGACCCATAGTGCCGCCGAACACATGAGTTGTGTAATGTAAATCATAATAAACTAAACTAGAAGTTCCGCTAGATACACCTGTGTTTGCAATTCTACTACTATTAGCAGTACTAGCTGTTACAAAATCTTGAGTAGTGATGCTTTGACTAGTAAAATATGAATCAACTATACTGTCAATTGTAGAGTGTACTTGAGGTAAAGTGCTTGTAGTTGTAGGCAAAGTGTAATTAGGTAATATTTGTCCAGTATTACTGGTAGGGTTTACACCACCTGACTCTACATTGTATGCTACAGAATCTGTATTTGTTAAACCGTGCTGCGGTAGGTATATGCTGTTTTTTGTTGTATTGGAAAGCTCTGCATCAAAGGTATAATTTCCCGATGCATGCTGTAATCTGTAATTAGATAGCTTAAACCTGTTGTCAGATACCTTTTCAATGCTATATTCACCGTCTGCTAGTTGTATAGGGTTATTGTTGTTGGTAGGACTTGCCAAAGTAGAATTGCTAACAAAGAAATTTGTACCACTGTTTGTAGTTACGTCAATTGTGTTACCTGAGGAAAGCCCGTGGTTTTCATAATAAAAACTATCAGCTTCGTCGTCTCTTACAAGTGGCATTATAAAAGTTCTACTAGAACTTGAAGTTAAGTAACCGTTATAGGTTCCGTCCCAATAATATTTGTAAGTTCTAAAATATCTATTGCCGCCTTGATGTGCCTGCGTGCCATCCCAATATCCATTATGTGTAAAATCAAATCTATTGTAATCTTCCATAAAATTGAAATTTTTTGGATTTGTACCTGTATCACCTAGCGTCATATTAGAATTACGATATGGAGAGTAATACCAATAACTATTTCTATTAGTTCCGTAATAAAATCTATTACCAGTGTATCTTGATACTAGTAGATGTTTTACTATTGTTCCTGCACCTAATCCATAACTACCATCGTTGATTGTTGTCAAATCGTGTCCGGATCCTTGATTTGTGAAATGATGCCTTGTATACCAATACGCATTATAGTTTCTTCTAGGAAAATTATAATAGTAAATTTCGTACATTAAATTAAGACTGTGTCTTCCTAGTGCACTTGTGCCAGCACTAGATAAGTTAATTGCATTGCCTCCCGGTGTAGCACTCAATGATACCGTATTGTCATCAATTACAATAATCCAATATTCTGTAAAACTAGTTAATCCTCCAACAGCAGTATCACCTGCAGGCTTCAGGTACATAACACAATCATCAGTTTGTAATCCGTGACTGTTCCATGTGATAGTATTACTAACTGTGCTTACTGCTGATGAACTAAATTTTACGTGATGCTTAGTACGCATCTGTTTTGTTTCTGTGAGAGTTTGATCTGGATTAAAAGTTTTGGTAATGGTGTTTGCTGGATCTATATAAGGTCTACCGTCTGGTGCATTTGACGATGTAGTGTCAGTAAGGTTAAAAGTTTTTGCACCTACAGTATTTACAAGGTAAAAATTACTGTTAGCTTTGAAACCATGTGGGTCATTTGTAGTTACAGTTATACTACTTTGTGTAGCATTATCACTTGAAATACCCGACGCAGGATCAAATGCAATTTCTGAACCAGTATAGAATGAGCCAGGTGTAACTGTTGAATATATGCTGCCTATCGAACCTGTTGTAGTTTGTGCTGCATTCGCTGTGTAAGTAAAAGAGTTTGTAGTTGTAGCTTTGATGAGGTACTTACCTTCTGCGGTTCTACTGCTTAATCCTTGCACATCAATCGGAGTACCCACAGCCAAACCGTGAGCTTCTGAACATTGCACTGTGATCAGACTGCTGTTTGCTACTGCATTGATACTTGATACAATAGTTAAAGCAAGATCGCCTTCTCCAACATAAAAACTAGGTACCCAGTTAGAAGTTTCTAGCGTTTCCCACTTGGTAGGCTGAAGGCCATATTCGAAGTCAGTATCAATTAGGTTTTCAGGATTAGACACCCTAATTTTACCAACACCGTCAATTAAGTCGTCTGCCATATGGATATGCTGATAATATCCTTCTGTGAAGATTTGAAGGGCATCACTGTCGTCCATACTAGTAGTATCGTACAGCAGTGTAATTGTTGTAAGTTCTTTGTCATTATCATAACTGATTGCGGAAGCGCCTAGAGTATCTTCAGCAAAGTTGTAAATTATTATTCCATCAGTAACGTTGGTAATTAACAGAAGTTTGTTTTGAGTATAGTTACCATCAATCGATACAGTACGTTCACTGGCGTCGAATGTATAATCGCCACTATAAAGATTTTTTGCCATTTTTTATCCTAATACTACAGACAGAGCAATTACTTGCTGCTTTGTCATGCCTCTTGAAGCTTCTTGTATTTTCGCAGTTGTGATTGCGTTGTCTGCAATCTTATTTTGAGATATTGCTGCGTCTTGAATATCATTTTCTTTAATTAAACCTGCTTCATTAAGTGCTCGGCTTAGGTCTCTAGTCTTGCCCATACACAACTCCTTTTGTGTATTTAGCGTTTTTACGCTCCGCTTTCTAATGCAGCAACTTTTGCTTCTAATTCTTTAATCGCTTCCACAAGTAGTCCTACCATAGAACCATAAGCAATTGAAAGGGTTTGTTGTTCATCTTCGCCGACTATGACAGCTTCAGGAAGTACTGCTTGAACTTCTTGTGCTACACAACCTGTTTGCTGGAATTCCGTTGGTCTATCAGTCCTTGTATAAGTGTAGCCGTTAAGGGTTTTTAGTTTGTCTAAGGCATTGGGAATTATTTGCAGATCTTTTTTGATCCGTAAATCTGAATTTTGCGTAAGCGAACCATTTATGGTCATATTGCCAGTGTCTGCATACATTATAGCCATCATATTTAAGTTTACATCAACACCGGCGGTTGTTGTTGACAAACCTTCAAATACCATAGAACCACCAGTGGTAGAATCAACATTAGTTTCGATACGAAATGAGTTGCCAGTAACGTCAGGTGTACCGCTATGATGGTTAAATGTTAAGTTTGCATTACCTTTACCATCATTAATGGAAAGTGCTACAGCACCTGAGCCGACGCCTGCAACAAGACTACTACTAACTCCTACATATCCATTAATAGAAACGTTGAAATTACTACCTTCTCCATCAGTTAAAAGGTTACTAGTTACCATCTGAATACGGCCAGTGGAATCAACCTGAAATCTATTAGTATTATTAGTCTTTAATTGAACTGACCCTGCGTCTACTGCGGTAAGCCTTAGGGCGCCAGTTCCTCTGTGGAGAACATCAGAGGTTGCATCAGCACCAGTGTTGTTTCTAATCATTCTAAGACCGTAATCAGTATAAGTAGCATCCCCGACTAAGTCTACATAAGAGTACCCATCGCCCGATCTGCCATTTCCTATAGTTAATCTGACACTCTCAGTTGTGTCTGCAGATATAAAAATGTTGCCAGCTACGTCTAGAGGAGCTAACGGCGACGAAGTACCAATGCCTACTTTGCCGTCGCTGGTAATGCGCATGCGTTCGGCTAGGCCTGCGCCCGATCTGCGAGTCGCAAACGCAAGTGACGTGTTAAAGGCATTTTCTCGTACCGCTGCAATCCGTGCGGTGTTGAAACCAGAAATTGAGGTGCTAGCGCCCGCCCGGAAGAAAAGGCCAGCCATCGTCGGCGTATTGAGGTTTATTTGATCTGGGTCAGTAGCGTTGTTTTGGATTACCAGCTCGTTCCCCATTGGGGTTGTTACATTGATGCCAATGTCTGTCCAGAGGTTTGTGCTGTCGTCGAACTGTTGGCGAATTACGCCGTTCACATCGAGAGTTTTGCCGGGCGACGAAGTGCCTATACCTACGTTACCGCTAGTGTCAATTGCTAAGTAATTATTTGTATTAAGATCATCACCAGTACCAGAAATTTTATATTTGTTATCGGTATTATCAATACCTGTCATCCAAGCATATACACCAGTCTTCAGAAAGTTTACAGTAGCATCGCCCGCACCGGCCTGCTCGACAACAATTTGGGCATCAGTGTTTGAGTCATTTCTATATACATGCAGTTTTTTGTTAGGCGCAGTACCGATGCCTACTCGGTTATTTGCACCATCTACTACTAAGGTATTGCTATCTACGTTTAGATCTGTTATGTTACCTGAACTGTCTACATTATCACCAAATGTTGCTAGATTTTTTGCTTTACTCATTCACTGTTATCTTTCTCTGTTATTCTGAATCGGCTGGTGCAATAGTTAGTTCACCAGCTGCTGCTTGGCGCATGATCTCAACGTAGTGACGATTAGCAGGTTCAATAGGAACAAACATTTCCATACCATCAATTATAACTTTAATTGTAGATATTGAATTCTCAAACTCCGATCGAACATATTGTGCTGTTGTAATATTCATTTTATCTTGCATTTTTATAACTCCGCATCTGCTGCATAATCTAAAGATATATCACCGGCATAAGTTACAGCCGCATTGCCGTTACGAATCGAAAACTTTTTATTGGTATTTCCAAAATTAACAAAATTACTTGTATGGGTATTTGATTGGGCATATGACTCTGCTACAATATAAGTCAGTGTAGGATTAGTTCTCATGGTAACTGGATAGTTTTCTCTAATATAGTATGCATACCTAATAGTACTAAGATTATTATAAGGTGAACCAATTGTGTCATATTGAAGTGCAAAGTCTGTGTTATAGTACCGCTGACACAAAGCCAACTCTTCACCATAAGACCGATGCTCGAATGGAGTGGCGGTTTCGCCTAGTTCTAGTTGGACACCTGTTAACTGAAAATAGTTGCTTGTGGAGTCAGCTAAGTTAACTTGGCCAACTGCCCTGCTCGGATTATCTAGCACACCCCACGATGTTTGAAGAGCACTACCGCCAGTAAAATTAGAACCTCCCCCAAACCAAATATTTATTTGTAAACTGGGTGCATTATCATTGTCAAACGCTCCGGTTGTATCGCCTTCAAATGTAATAGTCTTATATTCCCAAGTTCCAGATGCGTCGACAGTATAACTTTTACTAATATGTCTACTACTATTGTCTGAGTCTAACAGTTCAACGATATAAGTACCAGTTTTATTAGATTTAACCCAGAAGGAAGCAGTAACAGACTCTGCAGAAGACGTTCCTTTTTTAAGGTGCTGTAAGTCTTGACCTTCAAACTTAGACTGTATCAAAACGTAATCACCTGCTGCTGGACTTGCATCCGCAGCCGTACATTCTAATTTTAGTGAATTGGCAAATCCATCCGGCGCATCTGTTTCTTGTGTTTGGGTCCAAGTTCCCATACTATTCAAAACTGTTACAAACCTATCTACCGTATGATAGCCAGAGGCAGTAATTCCAGTCACCGAAGTGCTTCGCTGTGCCACTTGCATAGCACCGTTGATAATCAGGTTTCTGCGACCACCTAACTGACCACCATTGAAACTAGCAGCTGATATGTTTCCATCAATGTTCAAACTATCAACAGTTCCATTAGTATTTAGAACAATATTGTTTGTGCTAGAATCTGGATTCTTTATATTTGTAGTTGCTAAGGTACTCATATAATATTCCTATTTTACATATTTATGTTGGAATATATTCTGTAATTCTATATGAGCCCCAGTTCTGATTCACATCTGTAGCGCTTAGTCTGGTATCAGCAATTCCGTCTGTGCCAGCAGGACAGAATCCTGCAGTACCGGTACGGTTGATATCATGACTAGAATTAATAGCAACCGTACCGTCATACGATTTAAACATAAATCTGAGTTTCACACTATAATCAGTTGATGGTGTTCCTGTAACTAAATATGTTATATTTTCTCCATGAATAGATGGGCTGGTGTTGGCCATCACACCACCATCGTATCCATGGTTACCTAAACTTCTCCATGCCACACCATTATCAAATGTGATGTTAGTATCAACATAACCTCCTCCCCAGCCAGTAGAATCGTTACGCATTGGAATCCAAGCTTCTATGTGAATAGTGCTTCCACCTGTAAATCCAGTCTGATTAGTAAAGCCAGCGGCGGGCCAAGCTACCCATGCTGCATTAGAAGTGTTAGATAATCCTGAGGTATTATATTCAGAAATAACCTTTCCTATCTTATAGGATCCGCTAAGATTAGCTAAATCATTAGACATATTAGCTACATCATTAGACATATTAGCAAACTCATCGGACGTAATAGTGCCGCTTAAGTTTAGGTTAGCTGTAGATATTGAACTTCCTGAAATTGTTGTTGCCATAAATCCTCCTAAATATTATATCCCATTTTACGTGATAACACCATTAGCTTTAACTGTAATTGCTCCAACGGTAAGAAACTCATAGTAATGATCATCTGTGCCTGAAATTTCAACTGGTGTCGGTAAGCTAGGCGTGCCAGATACTTTTGTTAGAGTAGCACTCTTTGGCAGTCGAATAATAACAACTCCCGATCCACCAGCAAATCCACCACTATTACCGGTGTTTGTACCGTTACCCTGGCCACCACCACCGCCACCTTTTCCGTTTACCCCTGTCGACTGAGTATTTAAGCCACCACCGCCATAACCGACCTGTGCTTGACCAGACTTACCACCAAAATTACTATAGTCTAGACCATTACCAGCACCGCCGCCAGCATAGCCAACAGTTGATCCTGTAATATTACTAGATAACCCATTACCTCCGTTACCACCTTGTGTTGAGCTACCGTTGGTGCCAGCACTACCGGCTCCGCCTCCGCCTCCGCCAGCTGAACTTCCGCCAAGATTAGATGTACCATTACCACCTGAGTTACCTTGTCCAGCTGTTCCAGCAGCGCCGGCGCTGGTGTCGCCATTACTGGTGCTGTGAGCACCACCACCACCTGAACCGCCGCTTGTCTTAGAAAGAGAGTCTCTATTGCCGCCTGCGCCGCCGCCGATGGCTGTAGCAGCTCCGATTCCAGATATAGATGAATTTCCACCTTGTGTTGCTCCGCCACTTCCGCCAGCTCCGACAGTAACAGTGTAATTGGTACTGGTGTTTATTGTAGCTGTGCTAGTGACAAAGCCTCCGCCGCCGCCTCCGCCGCCGCCATTAGAACCAGACCCGCCGCCGCCACCAACAATAAGGTACTCTATCGAACCGTCCCAAGGGATGCTTTGGTAAGCTGCCAGTGCCATTACCTGTGTAATACTCATTAGCTTACGTTCCCGTTAAATATAAGACGGGTTGCTACGTCATTCAAGATTGTAACTAGGCCCTTGCCAACCAGCGTCACAGAACCGTTTGTCCCCTTACTTGTAGTATTACCAGCAATGTAAACGCCATTGGTCATGTTGGTCCAACTAATTGTGACACTTGTATCAAGATGGTTGTAGATAGTAATAATCTGACCCAGGGCGCAATTAGTTGAATCAATTGTAATTGTGCCAGCTCCGATTGTAGTAGAGAAATATTTACCTGAGCTGTTTGCTGGTATTGCGTAAGGTGTGCTATTAATTCCGGTTCTGTTCAGCACACGAACATTACCCTGTGAGTCTTGGATTGTACCACTAGCTGTTACATCAACTGCTGTTACTGTACTGCCTACTTGGTAAGTGTTGTTATTCCCGGTGTCTGCGGTTTTAATTTCTTCATAACCGGATGTAGCGCCGTATAATCTTAGTTTGCTCATTACACAATACTCCATTCTGATCCAGTTGGAATCGTTACAGTAACGCCACTATTTATAGTGATCGGGCCAGCAGTCATTGCATTTTTGTTAGTGGTAATGGTATAGTTTGCAGTCACGGTTTGATCATTTTCAAAAAATACTTGGTCAGGGCCTCCACCTGTTGCGCCTGCACCTATATCCGTATAATTACTGCCGTCGTTTGTAAATTCCCAAGAATCAGTAGTTTCATTCCATCGTAGATCTACATTGGTTAATGCACCACGTTCTACTTCAATTCCAGCATTTTGCGACGGAGTGCCTGTTTCGTCAGCATTAAGCACTATTATGTTGTCTGCAATATTTACTGTATTACTGTCTACGATAAATTGAGTGCCTTGTACGGTTAAATTACCTGCGATAGTTACGTTACCAGCAGTGTCAATAACCATCCTGTTAGCATTATTAGTCATAAATGCTAAATCAAAATTGTTTACATTACCAAACTTTTGTACTGTGCCGTCAAATTGAAGTACAACATCATTTTCTAAGCTTGCTCCATTATAATTGCGCCATTTCTGCGCATAGGTATTGACAGCTCTATCATTTTGAACTGTAAATTGTGTGCTTGTAGTTGTAGTCGTGCCTACAGCAAGATTACCTGCATTGTCTATTGTAAGTCTTGTATCAGTATTTAAATCAGTAGCATTTGCTGAAATTCTAAAACTATTATCAGTATTATACAATCCAGTAAGGTAAGTGTATTCTCCAGTAGCTACAAAACTCATTACAGCATCGCCAGTGCCATCTTGCTCAACTTGTAATTGAGAATCTTGGTTTGTTGAATTTCTATACACTGTAAATTGTTTACTAGGTGTGCTAGTGCCAACGCCAACACGATCAGTTGTAGAACTTACTGAAAATGTTGTTTCGTCGACAATTATATTTCCACCAAAATTTACTCCTCCGGCAAATGTACCGCCTGTACTCGCAGGCACTGTATCAGCAAAATCTATATCGCCATGGGAAACTATAGTTACTTCGTCATTAAGTTCAGCCCCTGTAGTCAAAGTGATTGAAGAACCAGTTTCAGCTGTATATTCTGCACTATCGAGCCTAAGACCGTTGACATATACGTCGCTCATACCTGGATTATAACTCAACGGCCTACCGTAACGGTCGTTGCCGCTGAATACAGTTTGATTAAGAGTAGCAACAAATTCAAACTCTAGTTTTTGCTGTTGATATGGAACCGAGCCGGGATTAACACCTATGTAATTGCCCACATGTATCTCCAAAATTATATAGTATTTAGCAGGTTAACATAGCATAAATATTTGTAGAGAAACAAAGAGGAATTGTTGTGTCAAAAACATTCAACCTAGCTATTCTATCAAGAAACCTAGACACTACTGGTAATAACATTAATATAGACGATAATGAAAAATTTCTTATAGGTACAAGTAGTGATTTAGAAATAGTTCATAACGGTTCTGACAGTGTAATTAATGACGCAGGGTTAGGATCTCTACTGTTACAATCCGGCGGTTCTACAAAATTAGAAGTAAATGCTACAGGAGTAAACATATTTGGTCCTCTTGCAGTTTCTAGTACTGTAGACGGAAGAGATATAAGCGTTGATGGTCTAAAGTTAGACGGCATTGAAGCAAATGCAACAGCTGATCAAACAGACGCAGAAATAAAAACTGCTTATGAAAATAATGCAGATACAAATGCTTTTACTGATGCAGAAAAAACAAAGTTATCAAACGCATTATCTGATGCAGATTTCACAGATCCATCCGGTGTGAAGGCTATTGATCAAGGATTATCTACAACTGATGATGTTACATTTAATCAGCTTACCTTAACAGCAGACTTGCACGGTCCTAGTACATTCACCATAGATCCTGCAACAGTAGGCGACAACACAGGAACTGTAGTGATTGCTGGTAACCTAACAGTAAACGGAACAACAACCACTGTAAATTCAAACACTGTTAATATTGGCGATAATATCATTACACTAAACTCAGATGAAACTGGTACACCTAGTCAAAATGCAGGCATAGAGATAGAAAGAGGTACTGATACAAACAAAACTTTTTTGTGGAACGAAACTAATGATGCTTGGACAGCCGATGGTGCTTTCACCGCTACTGGCGTAGCAGCGTTTACTGATAGCACAGCATCAACTAGTTCGTCTACAGGTGCAGTTCTAATAACAGGCGGTACAGGCATTGGCGGAGCGCTCAATGTTGCAGGTACAATAGGATTTACAAATAACACAGCATCAACAAGCTCGTCAACTGGAGCAATGGTTGTAACTGGCGGCGTTGGCATTGGCGGTGCGCTTCATGTAGCAGGAGTTATAACTGGCCCTACAACTGCTACGTTATTGATTAAAAACTCAGCTGGCACAACACTTAAAACAATACGCGGTGTATAAAAGCAAATAAATAATTTATTAATTTAAGGTAATAAAATGGCTTTTAGAAATGTTCTTGTAAACGACGGAAACGATTTAAGAGAAGTAACTGCTGCTGAAAAGACCCTGTTAGATCAAGAAATGATAAGGCAGTACGCTTTAAATCCACCAGTAACATTATCTGTAGTTGCATCTGGTGGGAATTTAGGTACGTTGACTGATACAAGATTACAAGCGGGAGTGTATTCAACAAGCACTACCGCTACTCCGCCAGAGACTACCACCGCTGAGCCTACCCAAGTAGACGTGTCTTATGATAAAATATCACAAACTATTGCTACTGTAGGTACACCTGCAGATACAAACAATAAAAGATTTCCTGTATATTATGACGGTTCAGACCTTGTTAGTATGACATTACAAGATATGATAGATACTTTTGGCTTAGCTGCTGTAGATAATATCCTAAACGGTTCATTAACTACAAACCAAGCAGGATCCTATCGCATACATACAGCTACCACCTTAGCTGGTGCTACGGAAGTTAGCGGAGCAAACACTCCTGTTTTTGTAGATACTATTGCAGACACAAGTTTATATACCGCAGCTGGTATTCCCGAGACTTTAGATCAACCTACCACTGTAAATAGTTATTATCTATTTCAAGTAGATGCAGCAAGTGTTGGCACAATTCCACAACTTATGTACCTAGATTCTAATAATGATCTTAAAGAATATACCGACGCTGAAATACAAACTATATTTCAAGAAGTAGTTAGGCATTGTGCTGTAAATGTAGTAGGGTCTCGCATTGATTACAACTATACAACAGGCACAAATTTAGGTAGTTCAATGGTGGATACTCGACTAAATGGTAGTGGCAACTATCAAACACTATTTGTTAATGCTAACGATTATCGTGCTCAAGAGTTTCCCGACGGCACTGCTGTTACCATAAATACCTATAACTTAAAAGCTAATCAAATATAAAATGTTTTCAATAG